TATTACAGGAATTGCCAATCAAATCGCTGGGAAAGGTATTGCAGCACATGACGCATCAAGTAAGCCGGACCAGTATGCACAATTTAAAAGTCTTTTTAAAAGTGAGTGTATTAAAAAAGTTTCAACTGATTTAAAACTATTGGGAGAGGCTGCCTTTCAAATAACATACAAAGGGAAAAAAGTTTCCGGAGTTTCACATTTTAACCGTGAAACTTTAAGAGCTGAAAAATGCGACGCTAAAGGAAAAATAAACGCATACTATTATCATCCGAATTGGGCTGAATATAACGACCCCGATGAGCTGACACGGATTCCCGTTTTTGGATCTGGATCAACAAATGAGATTTATATCATTCGAAAGTTTATTCCATCGATGCACTACTACTCGCCTCCGTCGTGGGTCTCGGCTTTAAATTACTCAAAACTTGAATGCGAAATTTCACAATACCTTGTAAATGAGGTTAATAACTCTTTTTCCGGGACCAAACTCGTCAGTTTTGTGAATGGTTTACCTACAGTTGAAAAACAACAAATGATTGCTTCTGAGATCAAAAACAAATTAACTGGAGCAAATGGTGAGAAGGTGATTGTTTCCTTTTCAGATTCAGTAGACAGCAAAACAATGATTGAAGATATAACGGTTAGCGATGCGGCCGACATTTATTCTTATATAGCTGAAGAGTGCAGCCGAAAACTTTTGCTTGCAAATTCTGTGACGTCACCTTTATTGGTTGGAATAAGAGATGGAAACTCTGGCCTTGGATCAAATGCCGAAGAAATACAAAACGCACAGAATCTGTTTGAAAATATTACAATCAAGCCCTTTCAAGAGCTAATCCTTGACGCTGTCAATGATATCTTAGGTCACAACGGAATTGCTTTGGATCTATATTTTAAAACACTTACTCCAATTGAGTTCACAGACACAACCGATCTAGTGACAAAGGATCAGATTGAAGAAGAGACTGGAGAGGAAATTCAAGACACTCAAATCACAGAAGAAGTGATTGAAAAAACAACTCCAACAGCAGAAGCCGACGAAGACAACAAAGCCTCTTACAACGGGGCTCAGATAGCTTCAGCGCTGTCTATATTGCAGAATGTAAAGGAGGGAATTATCACAACGGACCAAGCAATTGTTTTCCTTGTTCAAATGCTTCAGTTTGATATCAATGTTGCAAAGTCAATGTTTGACGGAACAGGAACACAAGAGTTGTTTTCTAAGATGGAAAAGGAAGAGGATTTGTCTGAAGAAATGGCAATTGAAATGTTGGCTTTCTTGGAAACTGTTGGGCAAGATGAAAGCGAATTGTCACAATATGAATTGATCTCTGTTGAAGATTCAGCAGACGAACCAGAAGATTTTCACGCTGAGAACTATCTCAATGGCTTAAAATTAAGTAAGCCCCAACTTGATTCAAAGTTGGACTCCGATATGTTTAAAGTTCGCTATAAATATGCAAGGGCTCGAGGTGTTAAGCCAAACGAAAGCGGAAATAAGAGCAGACCATTTTGCGAGGAAATGATGAAACTTGGTAAAATTTACCGAAAGGAAGACATTGACATGTTAAGCTTTAAAGGGGCTAACAAAGAATTAGGACACAAAAAAAAGCGATATTCCATTTTAAAATACAAGGGCGGAATCTACTGCAAACATATATTCGAAAGGCGAATTTATCAAAAGCGATTAAACTCAGAGGGAAAACCTTGGGGCGGTGCTGCTTTAGTAGGAACTAGTAAGATTAGTGTACAGGAAGCGTTGAGGAAAGGTTTTAGATTACCTAAACAATCAAAGGAAGTTGGACAAGCTCCATTCAATAGAAAAGATCAAGGAAAATACCCAGGATAAATGGCAGATATATTATTTTGTAGTAAGGACGATATTATTAGAAGAAGCCCAATTTTAGACGGGAATCTTGATGCGGATAAAATAGTCCCGGCTTTACACTTGGCCCAAGTTCAATATTTAAAAGAGATAATTGGAAGTGATTTATATGACTATTATGTTGCTGCAATTGCGGCACTAGTGGCAAACGGAACACAGATCCCGACGAATTATAAAGCTCTTTTAGACGACTATATTCAACCCATATTAATTCACCTGGCAACTAGTGAATTCTTAAAGACTGCATCAATTACGGTTTCAAATAAAGGCGTTTACAAACATAGCTCTGAAAATTCAAGCGAGATAAGCCTGGATGAAATGAAAGACATTATACAAATTGAGAGAGACAGGGCCGAAAGCTATACTCAAAGATTTTTGGATCACATGGCATTCAATGCAGCGAGTAAATTTCCAGAGTGGTATTCAAATTCAAATGATGAAATTTCACCAAAGTATGAATCTTATTCAATTGGCTGGGTATTATGAGCGGATTTGGATCAATATATTGTGAAAGTTGGTGGGGAGATAACAACCGCTCAGAAGGCTGGGGCCAAGTATATCCTATCTGCAGCAGAGTAGGTGTTGACAGAACAGATATCAAAGCAAGCAACGCACTAAGCGTGACTGCGGACATGACATAAATAATAATAATAAAATAAAATAAAATGGCTAAACAAACAGTTAACGTATCGACGCCCAATTCTGGAGAAGGGACAGAATTAAGGAGTGCCTTTATCATGCTTAATCAAAATTTTGATGAAGTCTACGGAAATAACTTTGTCACGGAATTAATGCTTAACGATAACATTGTCGGGGCAGCTGAATTGAAAGTAACAGGTAATGGAACTGATGGTCAGATTTTAAAAACTGATGGTGACGGTACATTTTCATGGATTAATAATGATGTAGGAGATATTACTTCAATAGTAGCAGGAACTGGATTAGATGGAACTAATTTATCTGGACCTATTCCAACTATAAACATTGAAACTGGAGGTGTTGGAACTACGCAATTAGCAGACAATGGAGTTACTCACGACAAACTTTCTGCTCGTTTTACTGCTGAAGTAGCAATAAGTACATTGACAGGTACAGTAAATTATGATTGTGCAACTGCTTCTTCATTTAAATTAAGTGGAGATTTAACTGGAGCTTATACTATAAACTTAACTAATTACAAAAAAGGTCAAGTAATAACAATCTATCCTTTAAAAGCTCAATCGGTTACACTAACTGGAGGTTCTGGAACAGGAGTTTTCAATAAACTTAGTGCTGTTGATTACGACAATACAGTATCTAGTATTTTACAAATTGAGTGTGTTGATGACCAAGCAGCTAACCCAGTATTTTTCTATTCAGTTGCAACTTTTGCAGCAGATTCTACAATTTAAAAATTAAAATATGTTAAGTAAAAGAATACTTTCTTTAATAGCCGTATCTGCAGGTATAGACATTGATTATTTAGTTGTTGCAGGTGGTGGCGGTGGTGGTTCAGCAAGGGGAGCATCTGGTTCTGGAGGGGGTGCAGGAGAGTTTTTATCTCAAACATCTACTTCTGTAGCATTAGACACAAACATTTCTTTAACTGTTGGAGCAGGAGCAGCAGGAGGACCAGGAAGCCAAAATGCTCCTGGAACTCAAGGAAATAATAGCAATTTTATAATACTTACTAGAGGAGGCGGACTTGGTCAATGTAGTTCATTTTCTGGATTACCTGGTGCGGGTGGTTCTGGTGGTGGAGGAGATGCGTCAAACCAGTCTGGAGGAGCTTCAACGGCTGTTAGTCCGGGAGTAGGATTTGCTGGCGGAAATGCTGGGGCTCACGGTGGAGTGTATCCCTCTGCTGGAGGTGGTGGAGCTGGTTCTGTTGGAGAAAATGCTGCTGGTTCAAGTGGCGGTGGAGATGGTGGAACTGGATTACAAAATTCTATTACTGGTTCTCAGTTTTATGCTGGTGGTGGTGGCGGTGGTTTATTTGGCCCTTCTGGCTATACAAGTGTTGGGATTGGTGGTTCTGGAGTTGGAGGTAGTTCTTCTGTTTCAGGAACCGCATCTGCTGGAGTTACAAACACAGGATCTGGAGGTGGTGGAGGAAGTATTGCTACAAACGGCACTATCTATGGTGGTGGAAATGGAGGCTCTGGAATAGTAGTAATTAAATACCCTAAAACACATAAAATAAATATTCCCAATAGTATAGGATATACAGTACTTCAAAACGTAGGCGATTTTAAAATAAGAAAATTAATTAGTGGAACTGGAAACATTCAATTTACTCCAATTCAAAGTCAAATAGACGTAATCTGTTTAGTTGTTGCAGGTGGTGGAGGTTCTGGGGGTGCTAGTCATTATGCAGGTACGTCAGGAGGTGGAGGCGCTGGAGGATATATAACAGATAATAGACCTGCCGATGTTAATGAAGATATTCTTTTAACTATTGGCTCAGGCGGTGCTCTTGGACAAGGCGGTGGAGGTAGTGCAAATTCATTTAGAGGTAATAAAGGAAACGATTCTGTTTTTGGTAGCATAATATCATCGGGTGGAGGATATGGCGGAGCAGGAACAGACCAAAGCGCTCAAGCTGAGGGAAGCGAAGGTGGTTCTGGAGGTGGTTCTGGAGCTAGGGTCAATTCGATGAGTAACTCTGGAACTGGAAACAGGCCAGCAACTTCTCCATCACAAGGTAATAATGGAGGTACAAGTATTGGCTCTGGAAATGTTAGCCCAAGATTTGGTGGTGGTGGAGGAGGTTCATCTTCAGCGGGTGCAAATGCTTCATCTTCTTCATCTGGAAACGGTGGAGCAGCGACAACAAACAATATAACTGGCTCTAACGTAGATTATGCCAAAGGTGGAAACGCTCCCTCGTCATTTAATACTCAGGCAAACAATGCAGCCGCAAACACAGGGAATGGATCTGATGGCTCAAAAGCTCTTAACAGTGGCGGTACTGACTTGAATGGGGCTAATGGAGGCTCTGGAATAGTAGTTTTAAAATATCCTAACACCCATTCTTTGACAATACCAAACACAATAGGCTTCACACATCTTTCAAATGTTGGAAACTTTAAAATAACAAAATTCACTAGTGGAACTGGACTTATTAAATTTACTTAAAATTAAAAAATAATGGCACATTACGCATTTTTAGACTCAAATAATATAGTTACCGAGGTAATTGTTGGAATAAATGAAAGCGATACTTCTGAAGATTGGGAGCTATTGTATGGAAATATAAGAAATCAAACTTGTAAAAGAACATCATACAGCACTTTTGGCGGAGTTCACTCTTTAGGTAAAACACCTTTTAGAAAAAATTATGCTGGTATTGGCTATAGTTATGATAATTCAAGAGATGCTTTTATCCCTGCGAAACCTTTTGCAAGTTGGACTTTAGACGAGAACACTTGCTGGTGGGAAGCACCTGTTTCTTATCCTACAGACGTAGAAGATGAAGATGGAAATATTAAATTTTATAGCTGGAACGAAGAACGCCAGCGATGGGATTTAAATTAATGGAACAAGATTTGAAAATATATGGATTAAGTGTTGGCTCACTTTTATTTAGTGGGGTAAGTGATGTAAACCCTTTTCTTCAATTTATAGTTTTAATACTAACTATAGTTTATAC